TAAAACCCTTTGCAGTGTTCGGTACTAACCCGGGCAACGTCGGGCATCTGTGGTTTATGAAGTTGTTCGATGTGGATAAATCGAAGGGCGATCACATGCAGGTAAAAAACTGCGTGACCCCGAACGAAACAGTAGAGGAATCATATTTCATTCCAGCCTTCTTGGAGGATAACCCGATCGGACTGGAACGTGACCCCGAATACGAGAATCGGTTAATGAAGCGTGACTCTGTTATTGCCAGGGCGTTGAGACACGGAGATTGGAGTGTGTTCGCGGGGCAGATATTCAGGGAGTTCGACCGGACCAGGCACGTATGTGTTCCGTTTGAAATACCAGATGAATGGATCAGGTGGAGGGGAGTCGACTGGGGTTTTGCTGCACCGATGTGCTGCTTGTGGTTCGCGAGGAATCCAGACACCGGCAGAGTATACGTGTATCGTGAGTTGTACAAACCAGGTCTTACAGACCCGATCCAAGCGCAGATGATGAACGAAATGTCTGAACCAAATAGAAGCTACTCGTTCAATTTTGCTGACCCTTCGATGTGGACCAGAAGGACAACGCAGCTTGTGGTAACGTCCACCTATGATATTTATCTTGAGAACAAGATACTGCTAGAAAAAGCTGACAATGATAATGTGGCGAAGAAGAAGAGAGTACACACATCACTCGCAAAGATACATGATGGTGGCCCCGGCATGAAGATATTTGATACATGCGTAAACCTGATCAGGACTCTTCCATCTCTAATGTATGACCCCAAAAGGCCGGAAGAAATGATGCCAGGCCAAGAAGATCACGCTTATGATGCACTCTCATATGGGCAGACCAACTACAAACCACCTATGCTCAACATTCTAGAAAAGAATAAGGAACCAGAGAAGAATCCCTGGCTTTCAAGGCAGGGGAGAAAGAGGCGATAATGGAGTTCAAGGACATAAAATCAATAGCTAAGTCCATCATGGAATCGTACGCTGCAAGAGACAGCGAGTTCGATCAGTACATGGATATGTATTTGATGGAGGATGCTGAGCTTCCATCTGAGGGACACATCAAGCCGACAATCTCTCCGGATGCTCGCAACTCACTGTTGGGTGCGACCAGGTTGCTGACTGCTTCGGACCCATCATGGACTGTGCCACACGATAAAAATGTTTCATCATCTAAGAAAGTTTCAAATAATATTGAAAAGTTCTGTAGGATAGCCTTCGAGAACATGAGCAGGATCAAGCGCAAACCACCACACTACACAGCAATATTATCTGGATTTTTGTTTGACGAGATACACCTATCGGTCACGTTGACGGATGATTTGGTGGCCAGAGCAGCGTCGCCGGCTGAAAAGTTACGAGCCGAGAGGGTCGCATCGCAGACCCCATTTATTATTGATGTGCTTACACCCAGGCATGGGTATCCAGTTTTCGACAACCTTGGCTTATCGGCGTATTATTCGTTCGAGAAAAAAACGGTAGCGCAGATTAGGGGTGCTTGGGGGGATAAAGTCGAAGATAAACTAATGGACAAGAAGGTGGAGGAACCGATCGACTATAGTGAGTATTGGGATTTGACGTGGCATACGGTTTGGATAGAGGGTGAGGATGATCCGATCCTGCACGAAGAACATAAGCTGGACGTTATCCCGATAATCTGCGCCATCGTGGAGGGTAATGAGGAATTATTCTCAGACGAGTTAGAAAATACAAGGCAGCCGTTCTTCTTCACACTCAAAAAATCAAAATTATGGAATCACATGAACCTGGTCTTGACGGTAATGAGTACAATGACGTTTGCAATCGGCTCCAACCCCATGTTCATAGCGAAAATGTCTAATCCAGATGATGATTTGATTGTTGATTATTCAGTACCTGGATCTGTAATTAAGATGCGGATAAATGAAGAATATCAGCCACTCCCAAAAAACGCCATCGACAAATCGCTAATGGAGTTGCTTGCAGTGGCAGAAGAGAAGACACGCCAATCGACGATATACCGGCAGGCATTGGGTGAACCTCTTGGAGGAAATGCTCCTTACTCAATGGTTGCATTGCTTTCTCAGTCTGGACGTTTGCCGTTGATCACGGTCCAGCGCATCTCTCAGTATGTGTTTGCTGATGCGATGTATTGTGGGCTGATGCTCTATAAGGCGCATGGGAAGCAGAGGACTTTTAACACGGATAATGATGAGGTCGATCTTACCAAGGAAGAAGTTCCTACCGCTATCGTTTTGAATTGTATCCTGGGAATCGAAATGCCACAGGATGAGGGGCAAAACGCAGAGATAGCGCTCAGGCTTTCACAGGGAGATAATCCTCTTGCATCAAAGAGATACGCAAGGGAGAAACATCTAAAGATCGGTCAGTCAGATGATATGGAAGAAGAGATCGCTGGCGAAAAATTGGAGGGTGTATACTCTCAGCTTGATCAGATGCAGGAGATTATGAGGACTGATGAAGCCATGAAAATGTTAATGGAAGCACGACAGCAATTGGCACAGATGGAAATGCAACAGGAAATGCAACGCCGTGAACAGGAGATGGGACAGGCTCAAGGTGGACAAGGTATGCCTCAACAGGGTGTTCCTCCCCAGGGTGTTCCTCCCCAAGGTGTTCCTCCCCAAGGTGTTCCTCCCCAGGGTATGCCGGCAGAGCAGGAGATGATTCAACAACAGGCAATGATGGATCAAGCCATGATGCAGCAGCAGATGCAGCAGCAGATGCAAGGCGCACAACCTGGTATGGAAACTGGCTTACCGCCAGAAGTTCTTCAGGAAGACGTTGAAGGAAGGATGCCCTTATGATCGACGTAAGAAAAGCGAGAGACATTTCATTGAGAGCAAAGAATCGGTACAAAAAGCGAAAAGAACGATTCATGGAGAGATGGCACATGCCACAAATGAAGGTTGATATGGCGCGAGAGTTAAGCAGTACACATCCGGCGGTGATAGAGATGATGCGTCAACAATCTCCGGAAGCCATGAAAGTTGTTGAGGATTTTGTGAAGGAGTGATCGATGATTACATTCAGACGCAATAGAAGTAGATCCAGGGCAAGACCCAGAGTAAGGGCAAAGCCTAAAACAAGAGCGCGTGCAAGGGCAATACCAACACCAAGTTCAAGGCCAAGAACAAGGGTAAGCCCAGTCGCAAAGCAAGCGGCGAGGAGGCCCATTCAAAGAGGGAGAACTCCTATTCCAAGAAAGCCGAACTATACGGGTCCTCAAGCACAAGCAAAGCCGACGTACCAGCCAGATCGGCGACCGGTTATCAAGGGTGGAGCCAGGTTGCCTTATGAACCGACAGAGACACCAACGGTCAATAGAAACCAGTATAGTGCGCGCACTCAATCTTATCTGGACAGATCGGCAGCAAGAGGGAATCGCTTCCAGCTTCGAGCAGCCCCATCACAACGATACGCTATTCCAGCCCCAACTTCTAGGGGATACAACCCTGAGAAGGGTGATTTCCTGGATTATGCCGATATGATTCCGATTAAGAAATGGATACAATCTTTGCGTCCAGGTGATCCGTTCTTGAAGGGTAATGTGCATGGATGGCAGTATCCTGATATACGATACGATACAGGAGGCGTGTACGATGATCTTGGTAACTGGTGGGATTTCGGGCAACAGTCGTCGGGCTATGGGGGAGGTGGCTCGTATCCAAACTATCCGAGTTATGGCGGTGGCTATGGTGGTGGAACAACGCCCTACAAGCCTAAAGAGCCGTTGATCAACACATATAACCCGTTGATCAACTGGAATGTAAGATAAATGGTTACGCTAAGGCATGGCGAAACTTGGGGCGATTGGATAAAGCGAGATGGTGGTGAGGGTCCGCCGGATTATCCGCCCGTAGATCCTAGCGGATGGGGTTTTCAGGAGCTGCCGAGAGACGCCGCTGCATACAGGCCTTACTCCGGCGAATTTGATTATCTGTACGATTATCCTGGGGAGTACCAGACTGTTCAAAGAGACTTCAACTACTTCCTACAGTATGATCAAGACGAGCTGCGGAGATTACAGGGTGGAGGCCGTGGCTATTGGGAGGACCCCGCTAAAATAGTACGCTATCATAAATTCTTAGAATCGGCTCCAGAGGATTTTGTCCCACCTCCCTGGCTCAATGTGCAAGCGGTCAGTGAGGCCTATGATTATATGTCCAATCGGAACAATGGGGCATACTGGGATGCCTGGGGGAAGTTACCTTGGTCTGATGCCCTGAGTAGTACATTGCG